TTCATCCTTGGGTTTCATTGCCTCTTCCAAGGCAGAGAGACGAACCTTAATTTCGTCCATATCTTTCTTATAATCGTTGTTTTCCATATTTGTTTTGTCCTTTTTGTCAAATGGAGCTTCCTCCACGGCTTGTTTGGCTACGGCTGGGATGGTCTTGCCTCCCTGCACATAACCGAGTTTTTCCATAAACTTCACCATCTCCTCAAACAATCCGTTTGTGGCGGCTGGGCTGGAAACTAAATCAGCAGAGGCGATGCTCTGGGGGCGAATGTAATCCTTGCCTTCAATGGTTTCGGACTCATTCACAAAGGCTAGGGAAACCCCAAACTGGTCGGGGGCTTCCGATGCCATCTCTTTAATCAATCCGTAGTGGGGGCTATTGCGGAGAAGGCGAAGGTCAGCAACCAGCTTATCCCCTTCGATGCGGGGATTTCTGGCGAAGGCTACGACACTTTCGAGACCAGAGCCGTGATTGATCTTCACCTTAATTCCGTTCCTTGCTCCCTTCATAAGCTTGAGGGCGGTTTCTAGGCTTGTTTTATCCACGAAAAGGTCGTGTCCTTTAGCCTCTCCCACCTCCAAAATGCTCACCCCGCCTAGCTCCATTTCCTCCATCTCCTCGTCCCGATAAGTGGAATAGGCAACCGCCGCCCTTTGTTGTTCGTCTGGAAAGTCGCTGATAGCTTGCTCGTCTCCCATAAAGCGGGATACAAAGTCTTGCTCTGATTCGTCTGCGGAAGGTAGGGGTAGGGGCATAAGGCTTTCTATATGTCAAAAGCATTTAATAAACTAGGTTTTCGTCCATAGAAGGCTCGGTGACTTCCATAATTTTTGCACCCATTTTAGACAATTCTTGTGCCAGATTGCCCCCCAGAGAGCCATCTGCGGGACTGTATGATGCCAATAGGTCAGAATATATGGATTCTATTAGCTCTAAAATAATCTTGTTTTTTGTATCTATTGAAATATCCCCATCATCAATAGTTATTGAGATGTTTTCACCCAGCAAAGAAGCTATAATTTTAATCATATTGTGCCTTATTTAAGTCCTCTTGTTTTCTTCAGTAGTCTACCAGTTGCAATCCCAGACACAAGATCAAACCACTCTGGGTCAGTTTGAGCAAACTTAACTGGGTTGTGATGCAATAATTCTAGCCCCATCGAATAAACCTCCGTGGCCGCCAAAGACTTTGAGCTTGCCCCAACGGTTGTCTCTCGATATACCTTTCCAGCATAATAGGCGGCTTTTTTTGACTCTCTTTCTGGAAATACAGCCTTAAAAGATTTTTCAAAATCGTCTGGCGATCCTTGCTCGCTCTTTCCAAACCCATACCCCCTAAAAACCTTTTGAAATTTCTCAACCTTTGCTCCGCTTGTTCTTTTTTTAAGAAAGTCAGAACACAAGTCGTGTGCCTCTGGGCTTCCATTTTCAACTTGATGTCCATATTCGTGAAGTATTGTTTTTAGGCTTGTATTTTTATTTATTACTATTCCATTTAATGCCCCAGCTCTAGTCCCATCAATAAATTCTATTGTTGCTCCATCTGAATATTCTCTGCTTGTTCCTGAATATTTTATTGGTTTTGAAAGCGATTCGGAGTGTATGTTGGGATTAAAGATTGATCTTAAAACATCTTGTCCTTTTTCTCTTGTTGTTGTTGCGAAATCGCCCTTGCTTTCTCTTATTGATCTTTTGTCTGTTGCTATCGCCGCTTGTTGTTTTTGTTTTAATTCTTCTGTGGCCTTGCTTAATTGTTCTGGGGTAAATCCGTCTTGTTTGTTTATATCTAGCATATCCTTGCGAATGGCGTTCAGCCCAATTTCCCTAACCTTTTGCCTTGCCTCTTGCATAAGTTTTTCTGGCTTTTGCAATTCCTCTTTCAATGCTTGTCTTTTATTAAACTCTTCCTCTAGCTGTGACTTGGCCTCGGCATAACTTTTAGCATCTACACCGGGCTTGTCTCGTGTTTCAACTAGCTTTGAAATTTTAAGTTGAGTTTCCTTTATATTTTGTTGTATTTCTTGGTATTTGCTTTCTGCGGATACTAATTCTTTCTGTGCATTTGCTGTTTCTTTAATTATATTTTCTCTAATCGAATCAAATTCTTTTTGATTTTCCTTAATAACTGGGTCTAGCGATGCCCTCTCTTTGCTGTCGTATGCCTTGGTTGCATTTGGGAATTTTGATTTTATAGTTGGCTTTTCTTGTGTTGGCTTTTTTGTTCCGGGGGGCGGCGGCGGGGGTGGAGGAAGGGGCTTTGGTGGTAGCGGTTTTGGGGGAAGGGGCTTCTTGCCTCCCTTGTCTTGTGGTGTTGGCCTTTTATAGCCCTTGGGAAATTTTCCACCGGGTCGGGTTGGGGTGTAGCCTCCCTTGAGTGGTGGTCTCCCGTAGCCTACCGCACACTTATTATCTGGCCCGAAAGTACCGCCATCATCTTGTCCACAATCCCTGCCTGCAACGAACTCGGTTTTCTCGCTACATATTTCCTCTAACAAATCGCCGTCTGCCTTGCGGTATGAGTCTTTGACCTCTCCCCCGCCAGCCATCTTGAGAAACTTGTTCACTCTTGCCATAGCCCAAGCGTTCCTAGAGTTGGGTTTGCCCCCGCTGATGGTAGGTCGGAAGCTGGTCGAGAACGCACCGGCACCCCTGCGAAACACTTTCTTCAATGCTCCAAGGGTAGGGGCTTTCCTCGAGGGGTGCTTGTCCTTGAACTCGGCAATCTTGTTCTTGAGGGCTTCTTCGTTCTGCTCTGAAATCTCAATATCCCCAGCTTTGCTTCGAGTGGATGCCGTGCCTTGGGGGTTCTCCTTTGAGCCTTTGATTCGTTCCTTGGGAGGGGCTGGGGTTTGGCTTACTGGTCGGGCTAGTTCTTGCTTCTTATCTGTAATCGGCCCACCAACAATCCAAGCGTCACAAGTCCTTTTGGCCGCACACTTAAAGTCAAAAATCTCGCAATATCCTAGATCGCCAGCCACCGCAACCTCATCAGCATCAATCCCTATCCCGCCTTTTATGCAATTTAGAAGTTTGCTGGTTTGGTTGAAAGCCGCACAATTTCCGCAAAGCATTTTCTTTGCCGTGACTACATCGCCTTGGAACTCGTCTGCCTTGGCTTTCCAGTAGTCCTCGTTGGGTTCGTTAGGATTGGCTGGGCCGTAGTTCGCATCGTCTACCGCTGTCTGCCTATTGGCTAGGTTGGTTTTGATGTCTTGGGTTGCGATTGGGCAAGAGGCTGGTTCGGCTAGTTCTTTCTTGTCCCTTGCCTCCATCTGCCCAACTACTTTCCTTGCCCAAGAAAAGCCCGCATCCCCGCCCCATCCGTGCCACGCTTGCCAGCCCTTGCCCTGCTCATCCCAAGTGCTTCCCTTCTTATCGACTTCGTGGCGAGTTAGGAAATTCAACATTCGCCTTACTGTATCGGGCGATAGCTTCACGCCATTTTGCAAGTCCCTAGCTCTGGCGATGCCCACAGGGGTCATTCCCCTTTGGCTGGGTGGTTTGGTCTCTCTAACATCCAAAGCCCTTTTAGCGGCCTCCCTAGCTCCTTCTGGTGGGGTAAAATCAATCCCATCATACTTTGCCAGCTCAATGCCGCCCATCATCCCAGCGATTAGCATTTTTATGTCTTGAGAGTTGAGGGATGATAAGGCCGCAACAGATTCTAGAGATTTTTTCTTTGGGGCATAAATTACTTCGTTTGCATCTGCTCCTTGAATTAAATCTTCTACATCTACAACCTTCTTAAATATCTTATCTTTCTTTGTTCTAATATGGAGTTTGGCGTGATTCTCATTAAGAGCCGCAAAATCTCCATTTCTAATGTCTGATGGTGCTGATCTATAAATTGTTACTTTTGTTGAATTTTCTGGTATCTTGTTTTCTCTAAATATATATTTTCTGTCTGGTGATATATGTAGCCTTCTATCGTCTAGGTCTCCCCTTATTGCGGCCTTTCGCAGATCGGAATCGTATCCAGATATTTCCTCTGCCCCGCCCCCGCTTGCACAAGAGTTACCGGGCTGGAATCCCCCTGCCCCAGTTCCACAATCAGCTAATTCAGATTCTTTTTTGTTAAAAGATGAGGGCGCATTATCTTTTTTTGGTGGCTGTGGGTCATATCCATATTCGTGAATACTATCGCCATTACCAAATATATCAGAAGCCCTTGCCTTGAGGCTTGCTATTTTATAATTGCCTCGAAGGGTTGATTCTCCGTGTTGAATTGCGTAATCTTTGTTAATTGTAATCCAATCTCCAGACTTGATTTCATCCTTAACATTGTTTGGAACTGCACGATAAATGGTTACTTCTGCATCTGGTTTTCCTCTTAAAGATTGTATAATTCCAACTGTTTTTCTATCCATAGACGGCATCCCAGTCCCATAGTATTGAGCCGCTTTTGAACCGTAAATATCATCTGGATAAACTTCTCCTGCCCCAGTTAGATCGTTTAATGGAGCACCACCTTTTTTGCTTGGAGGTCTGTGTATGCCCTTGTAATCATCTTCTTGCTTGCTACTCCCATCCCCTCCACCTGCACAAGTATTGCCTTCTTTGAATCCTCCGCTACCAGTCCCGCAATCTAATTCAGTTTCTTTTTTTTTAACTTGTAGCTCCTCGGAGGATGGGTCAATCGGGTCTTCTGGAATTGGCTTCTGGTCGCCTCCCTCATCCTTATCCTCCTCTGGTTTATCCTCTATGGGTGCTACTGGTTTGGGTGCGGGGGCAGGAGGTAGTTGCGGTTGTGGGGGCGTTGGGGTAACAATATCGGAAATCGTCTCTGGGGCTACGCCATACTTCTCTGCCAAGTCTTTAATCAGTTTGGCCTCAATCGCCCTCTGCCTCATTGCGCTCTCGAAGTCTTGGCCTCTCTCACTATAAATATCTGCCGCTGTCCGCAAGCCACTCTTAAACTCCGAGATCGCAGATTGGCTGTCCCTAGATAAGTCTATGGAGACATTCGCCCCGAAATTGAAAATACCCCTTGTCGTTCTGCTCCCAACATTGTTTTCAATCAATCCTCTAGCAACTGCATCGGCAAGCACGATGTTTTTGATTGGTCGAAGAACTTTATCATCTAGGAGCTTCTGGTATCTGCGGAAGGTTCGCCCTGCTTGTTGCATCTCAAGGCGTGCAGTCGGGCCAGACATAGCGGAAGGGTCAACGGCGAAGCTGTAGGGGATGCCAAGGCCAAGGCAGATATTGCGGAGGAGAATCTTGTGAAACTCTGCAAACGCACCAGAGGGACGGCTCGGCCCATCGGGAAACACAATATCTTCACCCGGTTCTAGGTAGGAGATTTTGCCCGACTCAATCGCTTCTAGCTTAATCGTATCGCCATTAACATTCTCATCGTTTGTGAGCGTGGAGAGGTCGGAGGCATTGTTGTTATTCCTGCGAACAACTGCAGATTGAGAAGAGGCAACTCGTGCCGCCATCTTCTCAAAGTTCACGATATCGTAAATGTCCGTGCAGTCGTTGATAGCAGTATGGAAAGCACTTACTCCTCGATATTGATCGATGCGGAGTGGGTCGAATAGGTGAAAGGCTTGGCTTGCGGGGATGGTTGCTTGGTAGGTGTAGAAGTCCCCGATGCTCCTTGAATAAATATCATAAGCCGATGGTGCGCCAGTTGTTCTGTCTATATGGATTCCACCGATCAAATCTA